GGGTGGTCAAATCCCTACCGCCGATGGCCCCTTAGTACCGCCGCCTCTGGATTTTTACACGGGCGGGAAATAAGAAAAATTTTCCAGCGTGATGTCACGGCCACCGATTGAGGTGGCGGCGTGATGTCACACGAGGTGCGTTTATGACAAGAGCCGCAGGGGGAGGCCGCCCGACTGGCGGAGATCTGCCGGCGGTTGCCTCCGACCAACTGATCACCAGGGCGCCCCCGGTTCCCGAAGATTTGCAAGACTCCGCCCCCGCTGCTGCTTTGTGGAAGCAGACCATCAAGATCCTGATCAACCGCAAACAGCTCACCGGAGATCACCTGCCGCTGGTGTTGGCCTATTGCGACTCGTTCGCTCTGTATCTCACCGCCAAGAAGATGATCAAGGAGGACGGGATCACCACGCCGACCGAGAGTGGCATCAAGAAGCACCCGGCGGTCGCTGTGCGTCAGGATGCGCTGTCTACCCTTGTTCGGGTCGGTAGTCTGCTCGGTTTGGACCCGACCAGTTACCGCCGGCTGATGGGAGGTGGCGGAAGCGGCGACCCCGAGGGGGACAATGAATTTAGGACCTTCTGACCATGGCCGCCAATCCGAATGTCAACGCCGCGAACAAGTACGCCCGCGACGTTGTCTCGGGTCGGATCACCGCCGGGCTCTATGTTCGGCAAGCCTGCCAGCGCCACCTGGACGATCTGGAGAAGGCCAAGGATAAAGCCTACCCGTACCGGTTCGACATCGCCGCCGGCGAGCGGGCTTGCAAGTTCATGCAGTTGCTTCCCCACACCAAGGGGAAATGGCGGCGACTGCCGCTGGCCCAGCGCCGCATCACCCTGGAGCCGTGGCAGCTGTTCTTTCATGCCTGTGTCTACGGCTGGAAGCGCAAGAAGGATGGCCTACGCCGGTTTAGGCGGGCGGCCCTGTTCGTGCCGCGCAAGAATGGCAAGTCCATCGTCGCGGCCGGGAACGGGCTCTACATGTTCGCCGCCGATAATGAGCCGGGCGCCGAGGTGTATTGCGGCGCGACAACCGAGAAACAGGCATGGGAGGTGTTCAAGCCAGCTCTGCAGATGACGCACCAGTTACCCAACCTGCGTCGTCATTTCGGTGTCATGGTCGCCGCCAAGAAGATGATGCGCCAGGATGGCTCTGTGTTTGAACCCATCATCGGTAACCCCGGCGATGGCTCCAGTCCCCACCTGGCGATTGTCGATGAGTACCACGAGCACGACACCGCCGAGCTGTTCGACACCATGGACACCGGCATGGGGGCCCGTGAACAGCCGCTGATGCTGGTCATCAGTACGGCGGGCTTTGACCCGACCGGCCCCTGCAAGCAGTTCTGGGACGAGTGCGTCAAGATGCTCGCGGGGGTCGAACCCGATGACGAGCTATTCGCACTCATCTACACCCTGGATGATGGGGATGATCCCTACAGCATCGAGGCCCTGCGCAAAGCCAACCCTAATTTCGGTGTGTCGGTATTCGAGGATTACCTGGCGGCCCAGCTGCTGCGCGCCAAGCGTAGCGCCCGCAATCAGACCAAGTACCTGATCAAGCACTGCAACGTCTGGACGACCGCCGCCGTCACCTTCTTCAACTTCGGCCACTGGCAAGCCGCCGGTGACACGACGCTGAGGATAGAGGACTTTATCGGTTGCCCCTGCTGGTTCTCGCTCGACCTGGCCAGCAAGCTCGACGTCTGCTCCATGGTGATCGTATTCGCCCGCTACGAGTCGGACGGCCAGCTCCATTACTACCTGTTCAGCCGCCACTGGCTGCCGGAGGAGACGGTCAACGACCCGGCCAACCGCAACATGGCGCGCTATCAGGAGTGGATCGCTACCCCTTGGCACAACAGCGGAGGGGTGGCCCTCAATGCCACCGATGGCGCCGAGATAGATTTCGGCGAGATCGGGGGAGAGGTGATCGGCTTGGCGAATGTCTACTCGCCCCGCGAGGTGCCGCACGACCCATGGAACTCGGCGCAGCTCGCCCAGCAAATCGCGGCGGCCGGCTGGCTGCCGGTGGCGATCCCGCAGACCACGGCACACCTCAGCGCGCCGATGAAGGAGATCGAATCGGCGATCGCCTCCGGGCGCCTGCACCATGACGGCAATCCGGTGCTCAACTGGATGATCTCCAACGTCATGGCGAAGGAGGATGCCAACGAAAACGTGTTCCCTCGCAAGGGGAATCGCGACGCCAAGATCGACGGCGCCGTCGCGGCCATCATGGCCGTGGGCCGCGCCATGCTCAACAAGGGCGAGTTTATGAGCCCCTATGCAGATGATGACTATGACCCGACTGATGCGCGTCTTGATTGACGCAGCGCTGCTGCTCGGCCTCTGCCTGATTGGCGCCGGGGCCTACTTCACCTATGGCCTCGGTCCTGCCCTACTGCTGGTCGGTGGCTTGCTGATAGGGCTGGCCCTGCTGGTCGTCCTGGTAATTTTGAAACGATGGGGAGACCGCCATGCTCGGGATGTTGCTCGGGAGTGAATCGCGCGCAGAGGTGCTGTCCTCGTCAGATCCGGCGCTGGCCGAATGGTTTGGCCTGGCCCCGATGACTGACAGCGGCATCGCCGTTACCGCCAAAACTGCCATGCGCCTGGCGGCGGTCTATGCCTGTGTCCATCGGCTATCGAGCAACATGGCCCAGCTCCCGCTTCATGTAATGCGCCGGGACGGTAGCAACGTGGTGGACGGCAACGATCATCCTGCCCACGCCCTGCTCTCCACCTCGCCCAACCAGTGGCAATCCAGCTACGACTGGCGCGAGCAGGCCCAGCAGGTGGTGCTGACCAATGGCAACGCCATCACCCGGTTGCGCCGTGACCGGCGTGGTCAGCTGATCGAACTGGATTTGTTCGAGCCGGAGCACATCGGCGAGCCTGTCAGGGGTGCCTCCGGTTGGTATTACCCCGCTTACGACGCCCAGGAGCAGCGCTGGTTTGCACTGCCGATCTATGACGCCGCCCACATCAAGGGATTTGGCGGCAGCCGCTACTGGGGAATGAGCCCGATCCGCTACCACGCCGAGACCATTGGCCTGGGCCTCGCGGCCAAGAAATATGGCTCGCAGTTCTTCGGTGGCGGTGGTCGCCCCTCCGGCATTCTGATCGACAAAACCCCCAACGCTGTTGGCGATCTCGGCAAGCAACACCGCGCCAACCTGAAATCTGCTTGGAAAGAGGGCGGTATCGGCAAGGGTAGCGGCCGCACAGCCCTGCTCTCGGGAGATCTGGACTACAAGGCGATCACCATCTCGCCGGAAGAGGCGCAGTTCCTCGACACCCAGAAGATGAACCGCAGCGAGATCGCCGGGCTATTCAACGTCCCCAGCCACATGATCAACGACCTGGATAAGGCGACCTTCTCCAACATCAGCGAGCAGGCCATCCACTTCGTGCGCCACAGCATCATGCCCTGGGTGGTGCGCTGGGAGCAGGAGCTAAACCGCAAGCTGTTCACGGATATGGAGCGGCGGGCGGGTTACTACGTCAAGTTCAACCTGGCCGGTCTGCTGCGCGGCACCGCCAAAGAACGGGCCGAGTTCTATCACTACGCCATCACCGATGGCTGGATGTCCCGCAACGAGGTCCGTCTGCTCGAAGACAAGAACCAGAAGGATGGACTGGACGAGATGCTGGTCTCGGTCAACGCGAGCAAGCTGATCGGCGATAAAGACAAAAAAACCAACGACGAGGTTAAAGATGACCCAAGCAACAGCAACCAGTGATCGGGAGCGCCGCTTCTTCCGCTGCGAGGTGCGGGCCGATCCCGGCGGGGAGGGGCAGGGGGCCAAGATCATCGGCTACGGCGCCACCTTCAACAGCCTGAGCGAAAACCTCGGCGGCTTTCGCGAGATCATCAAGCCCGGCGCCTTTGACAGCGTGATGCAGGACGATGTGCGTGGGTTGTTCAACCACGACCCCAACTTTGTGCTGGGCCGCACCAAGAGCGGCACCCTGCGCCTGACCCTGGATGACACCGGCCTGCGCTACGAGATCGACGCCCCGGACACCCAGACGGTGCGGGATCTGGTGTTGGCCCCGTTGCAGCGGGGAGACATCGACGGTAGCTCGTTCAACTTCCGGGTGGCCCACGATGGCGAGCGTTGGTACTACGACGATGATGGCCTGCTGATCCGCGAGATCACCAAGTTTGCCCGCCTCTATGATGTCGGCCCGGTGGCCTTCCCGGCTTACCCGGATTCTGCCGCCGCCTCCCGATCCATGCAGGAGTACCTGGCCACCGAAGCCCGTGCCCTTGCCGCTGAGGATCGCGAGCGCCGAGAGCGAGAATTGAACCTGATCGGCGCATGACTGCGCTGTAAACCATGACCCGCTTCGGCGGGTTTTTTATTGTCCTAACGGAGCAGTGCCCATGAAATTGCACGAAATGAAGCAGAAGCGCGCCACCATCGCCGGTCAGATGCGCAAACTGCACGACGAGAACAGCGAGAAGCGCTGGGATGAAGCCCTGACCAAGCAGTGGGGGGACATGAACCAAGAGCTGCGGGATCTGGATGCGGCCATCGCCCGGGAGGAGCAGCTGCTCAGCCTGGACACCGACGACCTGAACAGCGACCCCGAGCGCCGCTCCCTGATCGACACCGACACCAGTGTCACCGAAGCGCGCCAGATCAAGGTGCTCGACACCATGCTGCGTGGTGGCTTCAGTGCGCTCGATACCGAACAGCGTCAGCTGTTTAAAGAGATGCGCGCCCAGACGGTTGGTACCGGCTCCGAGGGCGGCTTCACCGTGCCGACCGAGTTCCGCAACCGGGTGGCCGAGGCCATGAAGGCGTTCGGCGGCCTCGCCAACATCGCCACCGTGTTCGAGACCGACAGCGGCAACCCCATCACCTGGGCGATCACCGACGGCACCGCCGACGAGGGGGTGATGATCGGCGAGAAGGAGGAAAGCACCGAGCAGGACATGGAGTTTGGTCAGGTGGTCATTGGTGCCAAGAAGATGACCTCCAATATCGTCAAGATCTCCGACGAGCTGCTTCAGGACTCTGGCGTCGATATCGCTGGCCTGATTGCCCGCCGCATCGGCTCCCGTCTGGGTCGTGGCGAGGCTAAACAACTGCTGACCGGCAACGGAACCGGCAACAACATCAAGGGGCTGTTGAACCAGGTCACCGGCGGCAAGACCTCGGCGGCCTCTGGCGCGATCGCCCATGCCGACCTGCTGGCCCTCAAGCACGCGGTGGATCCGGCTTACCGTGCCGGCACTGCCCGCTGGCTGTTCAACGACAACACCCTGCTCGGCCTCAAGCTGATGAAAGATGGACAGGGGCGCCCGCTCTGGCTGCCTGATATTGCGGGCGTGGCACCCGCCACCATCGACGGCGACCAGTACCAGATCGACCAGGGGATGCCCGATGTGGCCGCGAATGCCAAGGCGGTGGCCTACGGCGATTTCAGCTACCTCCAGATCCGCCGCGTCAAAGGCATGGAGTTGCGCCGCCTGACCGAGAAGTATGCCGAGTTCGGCATGGTCGGTTTCCTGATGTTCCACCGCTTCGACGCCCTGCTCGAAGACAAAGCCGCCGTCAAGGTGTTGACCGTCAAGGCCTAATCCCACACCGGGGGCCACGGGCCCCCGGCATACAGGAACCGAAAGGAGTGCGCGATGCACGTCATTCTGACGACCTCTCTGTTTGGCGAGCGCAGCGGCAACGCAGGGGATCTCCTGACCGTTGCCAATCAGGCAGAGGCGGACGAGCTGGTACAGGCGGGGTATGCTAGATACGCCACCGATGGCAATGCCGACCCCGACAAGAAGCCGCCCCGCAAGGGCAGGGGAGGCACCAGTGCCGCTACTTGATGTGGTGCTGCTGAAAAAGCAGTTACGGCTCGATGCCGACGATACCGCCGAGGACGAGCTGCTTGATGTGGTGCTGCTGAAAAAGCAGTTACGGCTCGATGCCGACGATACCGCCGAGGACGAGCTGCTGGGAATCTACCTGGAGGCGGCCGAGCAGGCCGCCGCCAACTACATCGGCCGTCAGCTCTATCCGGCGGGGGAAGCGGTGCCAGAGGGCGACAGCTACGGCCTGACCCTCGACAACAAAGCGGTGGTGGCAGCCATTCTGATGCACGCCGCCCAAATGTATGAGAACCGGGAGACCGTTGTCACCGGCGTCACCGTCAGCGAAGTGCCCATGGCCTACGCCCATCTGCTGGGCCCGTACCGGATCTTGTATCCCGAGATTGCCCCCTGATCTGGTGGCACCACCGCTGACCGGACATCACTACCAACCCCGCTTAGGCGCAATGCTGTTCAGATAAGCACATTTTTGACTAATTATTCATAAATGCGACTTGAGTTGGGGGAGCAAGGCTGTTTCCAGTCGATGTTCCTTCAGCCTTTATCCAGCGTGGCTTGCAATAGAAAGAGGGAGGCATCATGCCTCCCTCATTTTTTAGCCCTGATACTACGTGGACTGGAACTCAAATTCTCTTAAGTGAACAGCATTGCCGCTTAGGCGGGGTTTTTTATTGCCGGAGGAACCATGCCCGCAGGTCGTTTACGTGATCGCATCACCCTGCTTGCCCGCCAGAGTGGCCGGGATGCCGTCGGCCAGCCCCTCGACGACTGGGGCGAATCCCCGCCCATCTGGGCAGATGTGCAGATGATCGGCGGGCGTGAGCAGATCCGCGCCGGACGGGAGGTGAGCGAGGGGCAATACAGCATCCGTATCCGCCATCGCCCCGGCGTAACCACCGCGCAGCGTATCAGGCTGGTGGGCTCGGGGGAGGTGCTGGATATCAAACTGGTGCAGCCCGATCAGCGCCGCGCTTGGCTGACTATCACCGCGGAGAGGAGTGACCCATGACCATTTCGTTCGATGTGTCCGGGTTCGATGAGCTGGAGAGCCAACTCGCCAATCTGGATTTGGCCGTGCAGAAGAAGGTGCTGAGGGAAGTCGCCCGCACCTCGGCTCAGCCGGTACTAGCCGATACGCTTTCGCTGTACGAACAGAACTGGGATCACGACACCGGTCAGCTGGGCGAGAGCATCAAGCTGCGGGTCAGCATTCCGCGCAATCCCACCTGGGCCGATGTGGTGGCCTCGGTCGGGGTGTTCAAGAACTACAAGGTGCAGGTGGCGGCAGGCAAGGCCATCGACGCCCCGGTGTACGCCTATTGGCTGGAGCACGGCACCCGCGAGCACAGCCTCGCCTCGGGGGCCAGCCTCAAGAAGCACAGCGATTCGGCCAAGGCGCAGAAGCGCGCCCACCTGCGTCGCGACCGCCCAGGGCAAGAGATGCTTATTCACCCCGGTATCGAGGCGCGCCCTTTTATCCGCCCGGCATTTGACCGCCATATCGAGGATGCGCTCGAGATCCAGCGCACCACGCTGTCAGCGGCCATCGACAAGGCATTGCGATGATTTTCAGAGAAGCGTTTCACCGGCTGATCAGCGGCGCCCTGGGCATTGAGCCATACCCCGGCACCGTGCCTCAAGATGCCGCGCTGCCGGCGGCGGGCTACTTCCTCACCTCGCCGGTGCAAGCCGCCCGCACCCTGGAGGGCGGGATCACCCTGCAGAGTCACAACTGGCAGATCGACCTGTTCGCCACCCGCCGCACGGAGCTCGACGAGCTGGCCAACCGGCTTTCCGCCCTGGACGGCACCACCACTGATCAGTTTCAACGGGTGACCGTGCTCGATGCGCGGGACGCCAAGAGCGAGGGCGGCAGCGAGCTGCGCGCCATCGTTGAGATCCAAACCACCAATCGGAGAAATAGAGCATGACCACTCCAGCATCCCCGCAAGACGCCGTCCTGGGTGCCGGCACCCTGACCTTCTTCAAGGAGAAGGGCGCCGCCACGGCCTTCCAGCAGGTGCCTGGCACCATCTCCATCGGCCAGGTCGGCGAGAAGACTCCGACTCTGGAGCAAACCACTCTGGAGGACACTTCCAAACGCTATATCGCCGGCCTGTTCGATGGCCCGGACAAGGAGCTCAAGGGTAAAGCCTATGACGCCGACGAAGGTCAGCAAGCGTTCTTTGCTGCCGCACGGGCGCGCAAGATCGTCATCATCCAGCACGAGTGGCCTGACAAGGTGACCGCCGAGTATGAGGTGGTGCTGCTGGGTTATATGCGCGATGAGACCGGGGGCGACAAGACTATCGATTGGGTGGTGCCGTGCAAGCAAAACGGCCAAGTGACCTGGGGCAAGAAGGTGGGGGCGTAATCGAACATGACAGCGAAGAAACCCAAGAGTACCACCGTCACGGCGCTGGCCCTGCTCAACAAGTTGGCCTATCGCCATGAGCGTGTCCCGGCCCCAGAGTTTGGGGACGACATGGAGATCATCGTGCGTGAGATGTCCGTCGCCGGCCTGCAGGATTACCAGCAGCGCAACTTTGACCCACTCACCGGCCACCCCCTGATCGACAACCCGTTCCAGTGGATGGTCTCCCTGCTCGTGGCCTGTATGGTCAACGAGGATGGAGATCCGTTGGCTACCCAAGACGATGTGCCGCAGCTGATGGACGCCATGCCCATGTCCCTGGTTGACCGGCTGCTGCCGGTGGCTAAGCGCCTCAACCACATGGGCGAAAAGGCACTGGAGCAGGAAAAAAACGAATAAGCGCCAGCGACACCATGAAGCTGGTGATCCGCCTGGCGCTGGATCTACACAAGAGCATCACGGAGATCATGGCCTTGCCGGTCTCCGAATTGAATACCTGGCTGGCGTGGTATTGGCTTGAGCACGAACGTCTGCACCCCACCCCGAAAGACCCCAACACCATCACCCCGGAAGAATCCCGGCTCGCCGTCAAGGCGCTGCTTGGGTAAGGAGCCCCCATGGCCGTACTTCGTTCCCTGGTCACCACCCTGGGGCTCAATGCTGCACAGTTTCGCAGCGAGCTGAAACGTTCCCGAGACGACTTCACCAGCTTTGGCGGCAGCATCGTCACCGGTGCCAAGGCGGTGGCCGGTGGTGTGCAGGCCACGATCGCGCAGATATTCAGCCTGCGCAGTGCGCTGATTGCCCTCGGCTCGGGGGCTGCCCTCGCGGGCATCAAGGCCGCGTACAGTTCGCTGGACCAGACTGCCCAGCTCGGCCGCAATGTGGGCATTGCCGCGCAGCAGTGGCATGCCTACGCCCAGGCCGCAGAGTGGGCGGGCTCCAGTAGTGAGCGGCTGGCGGATGTGATCAAAGATCTCAACGTCAAGATCGCCGACGCCGCCAAGACCGGTGGCGGCCCCATGGCGGACTTTTTCAAGCAGATCGGTCAATCGGCACAGTCGTGGGCAGCTCTTTCGCCGGATGAGCAGTTGCGCCGTTTCACCGCCGAGCTGCAGAAGATGAGCGCCAGCGATGCGCGATTCTGGCTCGACGAGCTGAACGACGCCGCCGCCGAGCTGTTCGATACCCTCTACACCCGCAACGGGGAGCTGCTGACCTTTGCCGACAGCATCCAGTCGATGGGCATGGCGCTCACCGGTGGCCAGTTCGCCGCCGTGCGTGACGCCCGCCTCGAGCTGGATCGGCTGGTCTCGACGGTCGGCGCGCTGTGGGAGCAGGTCAAGGCCAGCATGGCCCCGGCGGTGGCGGAGGGCTCGCGTCTTATCCGGGTGTGGATCACCGACGCGGCAGCGGCCAAGGACGGCTTTGCCGAGCTCGGCAAGAGCATCGCGCTTTATGTGCTCGAAGGGGCAAAAAATGCGGCCATTGCCCTGCAGCCGTTGATAGAGGGAATAGAGGAGACCATCGCCAAGTCGAAAATGCTGATGGGGATCGGTACAGATAGCGCTGTTCGCGACCAGTACATGCAAGCCGCTATCCGTTACAGCAATGCCAAAATGACGTTCGATCAGTCCATGCGTGAATACGAAACCATGGGCAACCCAGCTGCGATGGAGCCAACGCTGGATAAGCTGGGCACCGCCATGCAACTGGCAAAATCGGATATGGACGCGCTCCTTGGGGTGGGGCCATCCAACGGTTTCAATGCCATCTACGCGGGGATTGACCTGCTGACCGAGAAGATAAATGGAGCATTCGCCGCCAGTGATGGCGAGGCCCCGCTGCCGGCTCCCGGTGTTTCCCGCCCGGTCGGGGTGGTGGCTGTTCCTGGTACGGCCAAGGCACCCAAGGCGGCCAAGGCCCCCAACTACGCCGCGGTCGATTCCTTCCGTGATGAGACTGCCCAGATCGGGCGCGAGATGGAGAAGCGGCAGGCGCTGCTGGAGAACAGCAACGCGGCCCTGACCGGAGTTGATAAGGGATGGTACGACGCCCGCGCCGTCCAGGCGCAGGAGGCTTATGGCGCCTCGATCATCGAAGAACAGAACCGCTGGCAGGATGCTCAAGCCAGGCTCCAGCAGCAATACGCCAGCGCCTATGATGCGGCTGCCGGCAATCACGAGCTGCAGATGCAACTGCAGATGGAGCGCTACGGTGCCCGCGAGCTTTTGGAGCAAGATCACCAATCCCGCTTGCTACAAATCGAAAACGACCGGGTCAACAAGCAGCGCGAGTATCAGGCCACGGTGGCGGCCGAGTTGCTGACGTTTACCCAACAACAGATGAGTATCACCACCTCGGCGATGCAGCAGGCTGGGATGGAACAATCCGCCCTCTATAAAGTGCTGTTTGCGGCGCAGAAAGCGGCGGCGATTCCATCGATGATCGTGGCAACAGAAGATGCGGCTACTAAGGCGCTAGGTGCCGTTCCTGCGCCGTATAGCATTCCGCTGGCGGCCAGCGTCAAGGCGTTGGGTTATGCCTCTATCGGCGTTGTGGCAGGCCAGACCCTTGCTGGCATGTTCGACAAGGGCGGCTATATTCCGGCCAACCAGTTCGGCATCGTGTCTGAGCTCGGTGATGAGTTCGTCAACGGCACCCTGGTTCGTGGCCCTGCCAATGTGACCAGCCGCCGCGAGTCCGCCGCCATTCTTGACCGTGCCGCCGGGCGCGGCCAGTCGGGTGAGGGGGTGACGATTATCCAGCATATCAGCGTCACCGGTTCCGGTGATGAGGCGCTGGCCAATGCGATGCGCTCGGCAGCAGAGCAAGGCGCCGAGGCCGGGGCCAAGCGGGCATATCAGATGGTGGTCGAGGATGTCTCGAACTACGGCCAAATTCGCAGAGTATTAGGGTGATATCGCTATGTCAGAGGTAATTGATTGGCCGGTAGACCTGATCCCGAGCGACATGGGGTTGGGTCTTGAGACCATGACCAGGACGTTTGAATCCCCATGGACGGGGTCGGTGCAAACCGCCGACTCGCCGGGGGCGAAGGTGGTGATGCAGGTGACGTTCAGAAACCTGCCAGCCGACAAGGCCCGCCGTCTTGAGGCGCTGATCTTCTCGCTAGACGGTCAGCGCGGTAGGGTCAGGATGTGGGATTTCGCCGCCCGTCTGGTCGGATCTCCCCAGCCGGTGCATGGTGCCCCGATCGTGACCGAGGCGCTGGCCATGCGAACCAGTTTGACCAGTAGCGGCTGGGCGCCAAACACCCTGGTGCTGCGCCTTGGAGACTGGGTGCAGGTGGGGGATGAGTTAAAGCGGGTGATCGCAGATGTCACCTCTGATTTGAGCGGGGCCGCCCTGATCAGGGTGGCCCCCATGCTGCGGGCCAATCATCCATCCGGCACCCCGCTGGTTGTTGACCGGCCCTGTGGCGTGTTTCGCATCAAGGATGACAAGGCCGCCACCTTTAACCGGGTGCCCGGTGTGTTCACCGATGTATCACTCTCGTTCACGGAGGCATTCTATCCATGATTGTCGGCCTTGATCCCGAGGTGATGGCCGCCCTTAACCAGCCCCATGTGTCGGCGCTCTACGCGCTCAAGCTGGATCTGGTGAGCGGCATCAGCCGCATTCACTCCGGTCTCGGTGAGCTGGTGATCGGCGGCGAGACCTATTACGGCGTGGGATCGATGGGGGCGGTCAGCCCCCAGAAAGAGCAGCTGTCCACCTCGCCAACCAAGCTCAACGTCAGCCTCTCCGGGCTCGATGACAGCATGCTGGCCGAGGTGATGCGCGAGCGCATCGTTGACCGAATGGCCTGGCTCTACCTGGTCGTGATGAGCCCTGACGGGACACCGCTCAACGCCTGCCTCCAGTTCAAGGGGCGTATCGCCCAGACGCCCGTCAAGGCGGGCAAGACCAACACCATTCAGCTCACCATCTCCAATATCTTCGAGGATTGGCAGAAGGGGCTGAACATGCGCAACACCGACGAGAGTCACCGCCGGTTGCACCCCGATGACCGCTTCTTTCGCTACCAGAACGAGATGGCCGACCGCTCCATCTACTGGGGCAGTAAGAAGGACGCGCCTGGGTTTATTTACAAGGACTAATCATGCGCCACCCAGATTGGCAACTCCGCATCATCCAGACCATTCAGACCGCCAGCGAGCGGCCTTTTTGTTGGGGTGAAAATGATTGCTGCCTGTTTGTCGCTGACGTGTGCCTTGCCGCGTGCGACAAGGATCCCGCTGCCCGGTACCGGGGGCGCTATACCACCGAGATCGGCGCCAAGCGGGTGCTTGCCAAGACCCACGGCAGCATTGAGGCCGCCCTCGATGCGCTGTTTGTCCGTGTACCAATTGCCATGGCCCAGCGCGGCGATGCCCTGGTGTTTGATGGCCCAAACGGGATCACCGCCGGGGTCATGTGGGCTGGCCAAGTCTGGGCCATGACAGAGCAAGGCGCCCGCCCCATCCCGGATCAAGTCCCCCTCATTGCCTGGAGAGTTGAATAATGCCCGCTGCTGCCGTCCCTCTTATCGCTGGTGTCGCTGCTGGCGCGGGCGCTTATGCTGCCGTGACGGCTGTCACGGTGGGCATGGCGATCGCCATCGGTTCGGCAGTGATGAGCGCCACCATGATGCTCACCATGAAAAAGCCGAGCCTTGGCGATTACCGCAGCGCCAGCGAGCGCAGCCAGGTATTGCGGGCGGCCGCCAGCGACAAGACTTGTGTCTATGGCCGTGTGATCTCGTCCGGGTTGCTGTCGTTCGCTGCCGAACAGGCCGGGGAACAGGATGAAGGGGAGTGGCTGCACCTCGCCCTGGTGCTGGCTGGCACCAAGCTGACCCGCATCGGCGACCTCTGGCTCGGCGATGATCTGGTAGGCACCTATGGCGATCTGGTCAGCTGGGAGCTGCATGCCGACCGCCAGACCTGTGACCCCTATATGCTGGAGAAGTGCGCCGACTGGAAGGAGGACATGATCGGCCAGGGCATCACCTGGTTGCGCCTCTCGCTCAAGTTTAACGCCGAGAAGTTCCCCGCCGGTCTGCCAAATATCAAGGTCGAGAAGTTCGGCAAGGAGGTCTGGGATCCCCGCGATAACAAGTGGAAGTGGAGCGATAACCCCGCCCTGGTGATCCT